TATCTGTTCTTAACAGAAATAATGAAAGAGGGCGGCTTTATGTCGCCCTTTTTTTTAGCCTAAAACAAACAAAGGAGATTACCATGGATCCTAACAGTTATTGGTTCACGGCACTATTGATAGCAGCTTTGGTTTTTATCGCTCTTTTTATGAAACCAGGACACACTGCTATATTCTAATGGATAAATAGTAGTATGGAAACAGCATTATCAAGACAACCTACAAAGTTAGACTATAGTAGTCCAACACAGTTTAGGTTTCAAATAACAAAACTACCAAAGGTAGAATACTTTTGCACGGCTGCAAATCTGCCTGGTATATCACTATCAACAAGAATTCAACAGACACCACTTTCTGATATTCCACAACCTGGAGAGAAATTAGACTACCAAACATTAAGAGTAACTTTCATGGTTGATGAGAATTTAGAGAACTATAGAGAGATACATGGTTGGTTGACAGGACTAGCATTTCCTGAAGACCATTCAGAGTATCAACGTATATTAGGAAGTGGCGCCGACCGCTTTCCTACGTCTTCTGGCGCCAACCAGAGAACGGATCCAGGCAAAGTTAAGTACGGTGCAAGTGACCAAGGTGCTATATTTTCAGACGCAACATTGAACATATTGACATCTAAAAACAATGGTAACGTTGAAGTAAGGTTCTCAGACGTGTTCCCTACAACATTGAGTGGACTTGATTATAACCAACAGGCAACAGACGTAGAATACTTGACAGCAACAGTAGATTTTGAATACAAAAGATACGAATTTGCTACAGTTGGTGCGTCAAAAACTAGTGTTACTGTCACATAGAGACTTTACTTTTAAAGTTTTTTGTGTTATAATACTACTTAAATTATGGAGATATTATGGATTTAGAACAACTACAAGAACTAGCCGATAAACGGTTAAAAATCAATGATACTGAACTAGACCTAGAGAGTATCAAAACACCTCAATTACATAACGAGTTTATGAAACACTTAACTAAATTTAAGTTAATGTTAAGTCGTGCCGAGGGCGAACTAATGAATACTAAAAGGGTACTTTGGGAATATTATACAGGTAAGGCTGACGCCTCTGTGTATGCACAAAGACCATTTAATTACAAATTGTTAAGACAAGACGTAGACCAATATATTCAGTCAGACGAAGCCTATGTTAAAGCAAAACAAAAGGTAGATTATCTTTCAACTACTGTAGATTTTTTAGATAGAACTATTAGACAAATTTCAAATAGAACATTCACAATTAAAAATGCAATAGAGTGGAAGAGGTTTACATCTGGTGCTATTTAATGCAACTAGTAAAAGACCATATATTATATTTCGATTCGGCAATTAGGTCTCACACAGCACAGACTGTGGTGGATTATTATTATCAAAATGCCGATTGGCACGAATCATCATTCAGTACAGCAGACGGAATATCTCCAGAAACATCTAAAAAAGTATTGATGAATGAATACTGGATAAAAAAAGGTGATGAACATTACGATATATTAAAGTATAGTTTTACAAAAATGGTAGACCAATATATCAAAGTGTATCCTAAAGTTATACCAGAACAGTTTACAGAATTCAGATTAAACCACTATCCAGAGGGTGGTTTTATGAAAAATCATATTGACAACATACATCATTCACATGGACAAAAGTTTGGTTACCCACATATCACAGCGTTAATGTTTTTAAATGACAACTTTGAGGGTGGTGAAATAAGTTTGTGTGATGGTGAATACGTACCACCTATAAAACAAGGTAGTGGTATAGTATTTCCTTCTAATTTTATGTTCCCACATGAAGTTAAGAAAGTAACCAAAGGACATAGATATTCTTTAATGACTTGGATTATATAATGGACAAAACAAGATATATTATTATTGAAAGAAAAGATGACGTACATCTAACGATAGAGGCTGATGAGGCCATTCGTAGAGATTTAGGAGAATTTTTTACCTTTGAGGTTCCTGGTTTTAAGTTTATGCCACAATATAGAAGTAGAGTGTGGGACGGAAAGATTAGATTATTCTCATATCAAACAGGTAAAATATATGCAGGTTTATATCCTTATATTTTAAAGTGGTGTGAAGATAATCAGGTACACGTAGTTGATGGCTCAAAAATGCAAGACACCAAGGTTGACGAAGCGAAGGTTGACCAGTTTATTGAGGCATTAAAAATACCTTTTACGGTAAGAGATTATCAAAAAGAAGCCTTTATCTATGCAACACGTAAGAATAGAACATTGTTACTGTCGCCAACGGCGTCTGGTAAATCACTTATTGTATATCTATTGGTAAGATTTAATCTGCTTAGATTGAAAGAAGAAAAAAAGAAAATTTTGATTATCGTACCTACAACATCATTGGTAGAACAATTGTTCAAAGACTTTAAAGATTACGGTTGGTCGCCTGAAAGAAACGTACATAGAATATACCAAGGACATGAGAAAGATACAAACAAACAAGTAGTTATTTCTACATGGCAATCTATCTATAATCTACCTAAAAACTGGTTTAAACAATATGGTATGATTGTTGGTGATGAGGCACACTTGTTCAAAGCAGTCTCACTAACTAAAATTATGAGTAATCTAAAAAAATGTCCATATAGAGTAGGTCTAACTGGTACACTTGATGGTAGTAAAACACATAAACTTGTATTAGAAGGATTGTTTGGTAGTGTAAATAAGGTAGTATCTACAACGGAACTTATGGAGAAAGGAAAACTATCTGAGTTAAAGATATACTGTTTGGTCTTAAAACACGATAAAAATACCTCACACTATATGAAAGATAAGACGTACCAAGAAGAAATGGATTTCTTGGTTGCCAATGAGAAAAGAAATGTTTATATAAGAAACTTATGTAAAGGTTTACAAGGCAATTCTTTATGTTTGTTTCAATATGTAGAGAAACATGGTAAACAATTGTATGAAGATATAAAAGAAAAGGCAACAGATAAAAAAGTCTTTTACGTACATGGTGGAATTGATACAGAAGAAAGAGAACATATCAGACAGATTACAGAAAAATCTGATAATGCAATTATTATCGCAAGTTATGGTACTTTCTCTACTGGTATTAATATCAGAAATTTACATAACATTGTATTTGCAAGTCCATCAAAATCCAGAATTAGAAATTTACAATCTATCGGTAGAGGCCTTAGATTAAAAGATAACAATAGTCATGCGACATTATATGACATAGCTGATGACATGACCTATAACGAGAAAGAGAACTACACATTGGCCCATTTTAGAGAACGGATAAATATATACAACAGTGAAGATTTTGATTATGAAATACACAACGTAGGACTAAACAATGACAGCTAGTACAGAAATTAAAATTGTTAAGTTAGTAAATGGTGACGATATCGTTTGTCACATTCCTAGTAAGGGACAACTACCAGAGGCTAACGCTTTAATAAGGTTAATCAAGCCTTTGCAGGTTAAGTATGTTCCACAAGTAACACCAACAGGTATTAGAGATTATATTGCTTTAATTAGATGGACTAATTATACGGAAGATTATGTGGTTACCATTCCTAAAGATAAGATAATGACAATCACAAATGCTAGTGTTCCAATGGCAGAGAGTTGGTCTCATATTTCAAAAGAATATGATAAATCGCCACTTGCTCCGAACACCGGCGGCTTACAAGACACTAAACAAATGAGTAATAAACAAAATGATGAGTTGAATGAAATATTTGACGAGTTTATGGATAGAGACGGTGAAGAGACTATACATTAGGTACTAGGTCCTTTCCTTGCAACCCGCTACACCGCTTATTATACATAAATTTTTAACAATGTCAATGCCAATTTAAGGCTCAATTAAAAATTGAATCAGGCTTGACTTTTACATACTTTTATAGTATTATGAGGACATTATGATAAGTAAAAAGAAACCAGAACATTACGTCAATAACAAAGAGTTTTTGTTAGCAATGACGGAGTACAAAAGACTAGTAAACGAGTCTGTTAAAAACAATCAACCTAAACCACCAGTAACTAATTACATTGGTGAGTGTTTTCTTAAAATTGCCAACCACCTATCTTACAGACCTAACTTTATAAACTATACGTTTAGAGACGATATGATTAGTGATGGTATAGAGAACTGCTTACAATACTTAGACAATTTCAATCCAGAGAAATCAAATAATCCATTTGCATATTTCACACAAATTATATACTATGCATTTGTAAGACGAATTCAAAAAGAGAAGAAACAGGTAGTAATCAAACAGAAGATGATTGCTGATTCTAATTATGATGATATGACATTACAACCAGGTGAAGACAGAGAGTTTAAGAATCAGTTTAGTGAATTTTTAAAAGCAAATCTTCCTAAAGAAAATGCTGAAGAAATAGAACAACAGAAAAAGACAAATGAAAGACTAAAAACTTTACGTAAAGCCAAGAAGAAGAAATAATCATGTTAGAAGTAATTGATAACTACTTAGATGGTGAAACATTTAAGCAGATGGAAACCATAATGACACAAACAAAGTTTGATTGGCATTACACAGAAGACATTACTACACATTTAGGTAGTGATAATCCTTATTTCTATTTCTGCCACCAGTTTTATCTACACAAAAATTTTGAAACATCACAATTTTTTGATATATGTATACCATTATTAAGAAAACTAGAACCTACGGCCATTCTACGAATCAAAGGCAACATGTATATCAATCAAGGTATAGGTGTAGTAGAACATTCCGAACATAAAGACTATGAATTCTCACACTTTGGTTGCCTGTTTAGTATTAATACATGTGATGGTTATACAAGAATAGGTGATGAAAAGATACCAAGTGTCGCTAACAGAATGATTTTATTTGACCCTAGCGTACCACACACTAGTACATCAACTAGTGATAGTAAATACAGAATGAACATTAATATGAATATGATAAAACTAGCCGACTGGAAAGAAGAATGAAAATAGCATTACTGAATGATACACACTTTGGCGCCAGAAATGATAGTCCAGCGTTTATCAAATACATGAATAAGTTTTATGATGAGTTATTTTTTCCATATCTAAAAGAACATAACATAGGTACATTGGTACACCTAGGTGATGTAGTTGATAGAAGAAAATTTATTAATCATAACACAGCACACAATTTTAGAGAGCATTTTTGGAATAAATTAGATGACATGATTATTGATACTCATGTTATACTTGGTAACCATGACACGTATTATAAGAATACAAATGAAGTCAATGCCATGCAAAATCTTAACTTATCAAAAGACGTAAAAATTTATACAAAAACTACACAAGTAGAGTTTGATGGTTTACCTATTCTATTCATACCATGGATTTGTGACAACAATGAAAAAGAATCAGTTGACATGATTACAAACTCACAAGCTACTATTGCAATGGGTCATTTAGAAGTAAAAGGTTTTGAAATGCATAACGGCCATTTTAACGAACATGGTTTAGAGAAAGGTGCTTTTAAAAGATTTGAGAAAGTATTATCAGGACACTTTCACAAGAAGTCAGATGATGGTCAGATATACTATCTTGGTACACAATACGAAATGACTTGGTCAGACTACAACTGTCCTAAAGGTTTTCATATATTTGATACAGAAACTAGAGAACTTGAAAGAGTATCTAATCCTAATAAAATATTTAAAAAGATACATTACAATGACCAACTAAAAGACTATGATAGACTTGAAATAGATATGTACAACAATACGTTTGTTAAGTTATTCATTGCTGATAAGCGAGACGCTGATATGTACGATAGATTTATTGACCGTATGTATAACGATATAAACGTACATGAATTACAAGTAGTAGAAGATATGTCGGATATTGGTGCTAGCGTAAGAGAAGATATACTAGAACAAGGCGAAGATACATTGACCTTTTTAGGTAATTATATTGAACAGGTTGAAACAGATATTGATAAACAAAAACTGAAACAGTTTGCAAAAGAATTATATGCCGAGGCAAATGAATAATGGGAAGATATAGAACTTATAACTGGGGTCCTTTATTATTCCAAACTAAATTAGACCAACCTTTTTGTGATGAACTATTAAGACGTGGTAAACTTGCTACAGAACCACGTAATAAAAAACTAGCAGGCAACATTGACAAAGAATTTGGTTATACAGAGAATGATATGTCGTGGTTTACAGAAAACACAGGTGCTGTATTCAAAGCATATACAGACCATTGGTTAAAACATTTTGCAACTACAAATAGATTTCATCCTAAAATTCAAGCAGGCAAATTAAAAAGTGTTGTTAGTATGACATCATTATGGATTAATACACAGGTTGCAGGCGAATTTAATCCACCACATAAACATGGTGGTGATATATCATTTGTTATCTATTTAAAAGTACCAAAAGAAATTGTAGAAGAAAACAAATATTGGGCAGAAAAATCTGCCGACAAGTCAGCAGGTGCAATTAACTTTAATTATGGTGAACCTGTCTATGGCCTTGAATGGATTATTAATCAACATATCTTTATTCCAGAAGAATGTCAGATGTTTATATTTCCAGCACAATTAACACATTGGGTTTCTCCCTTTCAAACACCAGACATAGAACGTATTAGTGTATCTGGTAATCTAAATTGGAACTTTATAGAATGATAACATTTAAACGACTACAGTATAAAAACTTTTTATCAACAGGTAACCAACCTATAGTTGTCAACTTGGATATGTCACAGACTACTCTAATTGTTGGTACTAATGGTAGTGGTAAGTCAACATTACTAGACGCATTATGTTTTGTATTGTTTAACAAACCTTTTCGTATTATTAAGAAAGACCAAATGGTCAATACTATTAATGCTGGTGATTGTATGGTAGAGGTTGACTTTGAAGTTGGTACAAAGAAGTATAAGATACGAAGAGGTATCAAACCAAACATCTTTGAGATATTTCAGAATGGTACTTTGTTGAATCAAGACGCTTCAACTATTGATTATCAAAAATACCTAGAACAAAACATAATGAAACTTAATTACAGGTCATTCATTCAGGTGGTTTTACTAGGTTCTTCCTCTTACGAACCGTTTATGAAGATGAAACCAAGATACAGACGAGAAGTTGTTGAAGAAATCTTGGACATAAGAGTTTTTGGGCTGATGGACTTGATTTTGCGTTCCCAACAGAGCGATTTACAAAAAAAGTTAACGGAGGTGAGGCACCAATGCGAGTTAATAAAGACCAAGTATGAAACTGAAGCAAAATACTTAACTACTCTGGAGACCAAAGGTAGTGACAACCTGACGGTACAACAAAATAAGATAGAGGAAAACGAAGGAAATAGGCTCAAATATGAACAAAAGCTAAATAGCCTTAACGAAGCTATAGCCGTAAGTCAAAATGAGTTAAGTGGTCAAGAAACGGTATCTAAAAAAGTAAAAGAACTAGAAAAATTTGAAACGAAGATAGAACAAAATCTATCTACACATAAAAAGACTTTAAAATTCTTCAAAGAGAATGACACATGTCCGGTGTGTACACAATCTATTGATACAAACTTTAAGGAAGAAAAATGCAATCACGAAACTACAACAATTTCCAAGCTAGAATCAGGTCTCAAACAGCTCGTAGAAGAACTTACTACACACGAAACGAAACTGACCAATTACGGCAAGGTGTCGGAAAAGATACAATCAATGAATGTA